TGGTATAACAACATCCTTACAAACCATGCAACCAAGAGATCCATCACTACAAAACAGAAGAAGAGAAGCTTCTGTAAGAGTTGGACTTGTAACAGTGAGTATATCATAATGTCAATAACACATTCAGCATTTTTAACACAAGTAAGAAACTATACTGAAGTAGATGCTAACGTTTTGAGCGATACTCTTTTAGACCAATTTATTAGGAACGTAGAGTTAGATATTGCAGGACAAGTGGATTATGACGATTTAAGAAAATACGCTAATTCAAATACAACTAATGGTAATAGATTTGTGTCTATGCCTTCAGATCTTTTAATCTTGCGATCAGTTGAAATAATTAGTTCAAATATAAGAGACTTTTTAGAAAAAAAAGATACTAGTTTTATTGCAGAATTTGCACCAAATGAGACAGTTACGGGCACGCCTAAATATTTTGCTAATTGGGATGAAAATAATATATTATTAGCACCTACTCCTAATGCAGCATTTCAAATACAAATTAATTATATTAAAGATCCACCTCATTTTGATAGCACAACAAATACATTTTTATCTCAGCACCAAGAAGCAATGTTGCTTTACGGGGTTTTGAGAGAGTGTTTTGGATTTTTAAAAGGACCTGAAGATCTATACAAATTGTATTCTGACAGGTATAAT